AGCACGCTACCAAGAGTGGTACGATAAGTGTACTGAGGTAGTTATCAAGTCTAAACATCTTGGTAATGCTGAAGCTTTTGAAACAACCTATCATCAATTCGTTGCTGACCTTGAAGATTGTATCGAAAAAGGAAATGCTATTGTTAAGGCATCGTATAAGCAAGTTGGCGAAATTCGTTTCATTAAAAGTAAATTAGTCGAATTGCAGACTATTAAAGCCGATCTTGTATCAAAACGTGCCGCTGGTCAAATGCGAGAAGCTCCGCTAGCTTTCTTGATTTTTGGACCATCTAGTATTGCCAAATCAACTTTCCAAGAAATTCTTTTCCAAGCTTATGGTAAATTGAAAGGTTTGCCAACTTCTAGCGAATTCAAATTCACTGTCAACTATTTTGAAGAATTCACATCGAACTTTAACACGTCTAAATGGTGCGTAAATATTGATGATGCCGCATGGCAACATGCGAGTATAAAGACTGTCGATCCATCGTTAGTTAGCATTATTAATATTGTGAATAATATGCCACTGATTACGAATCAGGCGGCCCTCGAAGATAAGGGGAAAATTCCAATGCGTCCGAAACTTGTTTTATGTTCAACCAATACCATCGATTTGAATGCTCACGCATATTTTGCTTGTCCACTTGCCGTTCAACGCCGTTTTCCATTTATTATCTGTCCATCAGTTAAGGAACAATTCCGTGGTAAAAATAAAGACGGTCAAAAAGTAAATATTCTAGATTCTGAATTAGCTGCTGCTGCAAATGTACCAGGTCAGTGGCCAAATTTTTGGGATATTGAAATTAAACGTGTCGTGCCAGCTCAAGATAACTCTGTACAAGGAATAATCACTGATTTACCCAATCCAATTTCGGGTGAATCGTTCTCCAAATTCACTGAAATGAATGATTTTTTGGTTTGGTATAAGGAGGTGGTTAACAAATTTACTTTAGTGCAAAGTAATGTAATGTCATCTATGAAGAGTCTTGAAGAAATGGATATGTGTACCGTGACTATGCAGAATAAACTCACTTGTTCTCACTGTTTGGAATTACAGAGTGGTCATCTGACTACTGAGCGTCCAGCATC